GTAACAACGAGACTGGCAATATCATTTCGCAGAGATGCGTTTTTGTAAAGCACCCTGCGGATTTTTGCTGCCAGTACAGCATGGATTGCTAAGCCTTTCGGCTCGTCTCCATGCTTAACCATCCCTTGAAATCCCACCTGATAGCGCTGAAGAGAAGGTTCACCAGGAGAGGAATGACCAATCTCATAAGACTCCTCGTCAGGCAGCCACAGAGCAGCAAAGACTCCGATAATGTGATCTGGGTCACTTGGTCGAAGTGGCCGAAGAACAACCGTCATCGAAGTATCAATTGCCTTCATATAAGGCGCACAAGTAGCAATAAAATTATTCGGGAAAGCTTGATTCAGAATCGGATCAATCATTATGCCCTCCCTAAACTCATCGACATACCAATCGGGTCTTCAAAGTGGAAGCGCATTCGAGTCATAAGGAAAATCATGTCAGTCTCGTCGACCGCCAGCACTGGACGTGGAGGTGTCTTACCATAACCAACCTGAGCAGCTCTAACCTTTTGACGAATCGTTCCTTGTCGCCGCTGACCGCCACCTGGGTAAGTAAGCATCGCTCCAGTTGGAGTAGGAGTCACCGCCCACTGAGAACCAGTCACATAGTTCTCCAACTCGCCTGTACGCTTGTTGATCGGGTGAGCACGGGGATATCCCATATTCTCACGAATCTCCTGAGTCGCTCCAGTCAGAGGGAGCCACTTACCAGACGCAGCGTCACCTTCATCCATGAAGCGTTCAGTAGCACGATGCTGAAGCCAAGGTCCAAGATTCGTACTAAGGAACTTCGACATGCCAAACTGCGAAAGTGCAAACTCAACCTTTGTCAAGTCATGAATAACGTCATGAGCGTCAACTTGGAACATTACCCCCGTAGTCATCTTGGCTCATAAGGTGCTAGAGGGTCAAGCCAGCGAATCTCGCCATGCGAAACCTGCTGATAGAATCCTTCAACCAGACTTTCAGGGTCCTCATTTGCAATGATCGGACCAGTAGTAATGCCTTCAAGCTTTTCGGCACCCTTGAGAATAAGATTGCCAGACGCAATTTCTTCAAGGATATGCATACCCTGCGCGACTAAACTTGCACCATAAGCGTGCAAATTGTCATCCTCCCCTCCAGCAGCCATGTCTAAGATCATTCTACCGGAGGCGAGGAGTACATTGACATTCTTAAGACAGAGTAGGGTGGGACGGTTCTCCTGTGGAGGGATTGGAACGTGAACCGGAGTTTCATAGAGATGACCGATGTAACCGTCGATTGTGTCGGCGGCAAAGTCGATCATATCCGAACCATCACCGTATCTCTCAGGGAAGGGGATATCACCTTTTAAGAGGTCATCCGGTTCACAGTAAGCCATCCCACCCGACTCTCTTTACTTTGAGGACTTCCGAGTCGAAGTAGTCCGGGCCGAGGCGGTAGCAGTCGCGGCAGATGCTTGTGGTGACGGCGACTCTCCCCCCTCACCACTTCCACCTTCGTCCTCTTTCTTATCCAGAAGCTCCTTCTCCACCTTGGCCTCTGGATTATCGTCACCCTCCGCACGGAAGGGCTTTTCAGATTCGTTGGCATAATTCTGATACATCGGATCAACGTCCGGAGTATATGCATCAGTCTCGTTGCCTTCGACCTTGAAATCCCGACCCTTCACCTTCTCCGGGTCAGGCGGCTTCGCGTTTGGATTCGTCCACTCGATCTGCGAAGGTGGAGTGTAGTCCTCTGCAAGTCGAGCTTCAAGATCAAGCTGCGAAGTTGGCTTCTCGTACACTGCTTCATCAGCCATGTCTTGACCTCCTTACGTGGTCACGTTAACGGAGTAAGTGTACTCCATGTGCGGGAACACCGGGAAGGCCTTAACACCAGTTCCAGCATCCTGGCCCCACGGGTCTTTAGTGGAGTCTTCCCACTCGTAGAACCCTGGCGTCCAGTTGCCCTCGGGGTGTGGGCTTGTCAGCGTACGACCGAAACCGATCTCAGTGTCATCGATCTCAGCCAGGTCAGCCGGATCAGGCAGGAACAGCATCTGGTTGATTGGCCAGAAGCGGTTGTTCACGATGGTCTGCGAGCCGATGTTACGAGTACGGTACACAGAGTCGTTGAGGATAAACTGCACGTCACATGCATTCTCCACAACTGCTCGTGCCGCATCCGGACCCCAGCCGTCGATCAGGTACAGCGGGTCAGGAGCCTTAGTGGCATTACCCGGAAGTGGAGCATATCCGAGACCTGCGCGCTGAGCGAACATGTCGGAGTTGACGATCCGCCGCACCACAGTCTTCGAGGTGAGGATTCGGTTCATCCGAACTCCGTACAAGTCGAACATGAACTCCTGAATCGCCTGAATCTGACCAATCGGGTCGTGAGTCGTACTCGACCAGTCAATCACACCATCAGTCACGTTCGCACGCTTGTAAGCGACATTCGTCGTCGCATTCAAGTCGTTCGCAGCGTTACCGTTCGACTGTGCAGCCGGGCGGTCAAAGACCACAGTAAACTTGATCTTGCCGTCGTTGTAAGTAATGCCGTTAGTCGAAAGAGAGGTCATAATCAACCACTCAATACGATTGTCCAGCTTACGCCGACGGCGGGCAGCGTCACGAGAAAGCCGCGTAGCGAAGTCCTCGAGAGCCGAGGTAGCAAACAGCGGGAGCGATCCACGCTGAAGCTGCTCAACAACTCGATTAATCTCACGGAAGCGGTTAACGTCGGACGCAGTATAGTGATCCTTCAGCGACCAATCGATGACCGATGCGCGCCCTTCCTGCAGTGAGTACTCGTCCTTCTGAGCAAGCTCAGATTCCGAGTCCTCAGCACGAGCCGGGGCGAGTCCATCGGTGTCACCAACGAGGTATCCGAAGATCACATCGTCAGTAGGAACCTCAAGGAACGGCGCGAGCTGCAGACCCATGTGACTCTGCGGAGGCTCAAGCTGGCGAATGAAGCCCAGCGAGACTTCCTTACGAATCAGGCGGTCCTGCCCAATAGCCGAAGCGTTGTAGAACGCCTGCGCCGTTTGTCCAAACAGCTGATTCATTCTACAACTCCTAGTGGAAGTGAACGTCTACAGACTTGCCGCCTCGCATACCGTCCGCAGTAGTGTTCGTGAGAACAACACGAGCACCAGCAGCGTCACGTTCGAAGCACCAGGCCTGTACAGCGGTACATTCGTAAGCAGCAGCGACTTCAACATCATGCTCCATCAGCTGCCACGGAAGGAACGTATCGTTAAGACCAACGATATTGGTCAGCGTCTGGCGGCCATCTGCAACGCCAGCCTGGAATGGGCCGACCTTGCCAGATTCACCACCTGACGTGATCTTGGCAAGGACCTCGCCGGACTGGAGGATCTTTTGACCGGCTACGCCGTCAATCGTCTCCACCGTTACAGTCGAAGCTGCCACCGTATAGTGTTCGTACTTAACGTCCTGAGTAGAACGCAAGTAAACGTTCTTACCAAACGGTGCCCGCGCAGTCCCGCCCGCAGTGTAAGAAGGCATCTTACTCCTTAGGGCTTACTTGTCTTCGAGAGCCTCAAGAGCCTTATAGGTAGGCGTCTTGGAGATCTGCTCTTCTGTCATGCTGGTCTTGCGAAGCATGGCCAGCGTTGCTTCCAGAGTCGCACGATCCGGCTCATCAGTCGAATCGACAACTCTGCCCTTGTCACCAGGTCCATCGCCCATGTTGCCAAGCAGGGACTGCGCGGGGGCTGACCCTTGCAGGGCAGACCAACTGGCATACTGCTTGTCGTCAAGGTCAGTGACGAAGGTGACAGTATCCTCAACCGCAGAGGCGAGGAGCTTATTGTCGCTTGCAAGCTGCTCAACAAAGGCACGCCGATTGGAATTGCGCGTCTCCTTCTGAGTAAGCTCGAAAGCGTTGATCGCAGTCTGAACAGCCGTTGGATCAGTAATCTCCTGACCACCAATCGTAAAGACTGGCTGTCCGTTCTGCATGGTCGGCTGAGTCTCGGTGCCCGTGTCTGCACCAGTATCGGTGCTCGTGTCCTCAGCACCCGTGTCAGCAGCCTGAGTCGTTTCGTCCGAGTCTACCGGCGATGACGTAGGGCTTCCGGTCATCTCGCTCTCCTTCTTGTTTTTCACTTCGATTCGCTCTTTAAGGAGCAAAGGATTCGGAGCTTTGTCACGTCCCGCATAATTGAAGAAGGCCAAGTTCCATTTAGCAACTGCTTCTTCTGCCTCTTCGTCCTCATTTTCAAGAACTGAATCAGCAAGCTTAACCGCGACAGCCTCGTCAGCCGTGAACCACGATTCTTCTCGCATCAAAGCCCGCCACTCCTCAACGGTGCCTCCAGCACGATCAGCATAAATGCCAGCGATGTTGTTGGAAAGCTTCTTGAGGACCCCAGCCGTTTTAAGCATGTCTTCCTCATTGCCCATGCAGATTGCCATGCCGTCGTGAATCATCATCACGGAGCCCTTTGCCATGTAAATCTCGTCGCCTGCCTGGGCAATGAAAGAGGCAGCTGACGCAGCAAGTGCATCTACGAAGACCGAAACCTTCGCCTCGTGGCGTACAAGAGCATTGTGAATGGCGAGACCATCGAAGACTTCTCCACCAGGACTGTTCAGACGCAGGGTAATCTTTGGAGTTTCAATCTTGTTAAGCGCCTCAACAAATTCCTGAGCAGTCGTCCCCCAAAAGCCAATCTCATCGTAAATGATGACTTCGGTATCGTCTTCGGCAGCCTTGTTCGTAATCGTGAACCAGTTACCATCAGACGGCTTTCCATCCTTCCGCCATGTGAAGGAGTCCGGCAAGGTTCGCATGAGTTACATCCTATGGTTTATTGGCCCTGTAGGGCAAGGACGGTAGGTGTCAAACTCGCTTGCCTACCAACGATTCTAACCTTTTGCCACCTTTTACATTCGCGGCATTGCAAATTAACTTCTCCACCTTTGATAATGATGTTACCAAAGATCTTTTTCTGCTTCCAGACCTTGATGTGAACGTACAGCTCACCGCCCTTATCTATGCCATACGTCGCAAGTAACGGTTCTCTTGAACAAAAGCATCGAAGATCATGAACAGGCGTCATTCAAAGCGCCTTCCAAGCCTGTCTTGAAAGCTTCCATGAACGAATCAGGCCCACTCCAAACTCGCACAGTCAAATCAACGAAGAATCGACTGATCTGATTGTAAAACAGAATCGTTCGTCTCGTAGCACCTTCATATCCGCAAGAGACCAAGGTGTCTTCAAACTGACGCTCAAATCCGAAGTTCGGATTTGTAAGACTGGAGACTGTACCATGATTCATCGCACTGCGAACTTGTGGATAAACCCTGGTGTAGATCTTATCAACGACGGCGCGGAGTCTCTCTTCAGCCGGATTTGGTCCTCGAGAAGGCTCTGGCTCAGGCTCATTTGGATTGTCTTGCTTCTGCGGAGCCTGTTGCTGTTCTTGCTGCAGCTCTACTTCCTCGGGATTGGGCCCACCAGTAAGGGTATCGATCTCCTCAAGCGTAAGGCCAGACATCTCGCCCAATTCCCGAGCGTCCATCTTAATACGGCCAGCCGTGAGGAGAGTGTTAATGATATCACGAACCAAGTCTCCATTCTCGACACCCAGCCTGCGAAACTTAATTTCAGGCACAGCAGCATTCAAGCCAAAGTTGAAATCCTTGAGACGACGAAGAATGTACTTGTCGATATACATCTTCCAGTCATCTGAGATCGCATTCAGCATCCACAGGTAGACCTTCATGTGACCGACACCGAGGTTATAAGAACCCACGTCCGCGGTACGCATAAGAAGAATCGGAGTGAACATCGCCAGCGACATTTCTTCGTCAAGGCGCGTCATGTAACCCTCGAAGTCTGCACCACGCATCTGAGACTCGAGATACTCGATCTGGTAATCGTAATCCACGTTCGTCTCAGTATCATTCGCTGGAGTCTTCTGATTCGGAAGCACAACTACCGAGCGGTTACGGAGTTGTTCAAGAATCATCCGCATCGCCACGTTGCCTCGAACGTTCCCTTCAGGCATCTCGATCTCTTCATCGAAGGGAGCACGTCCAATCGGAGTCGGCTCTCCAAAGCGTTCGTAATACCTGTTGGCAAATAGGTGCAGCAATAAAGAGAAGAACCATGACGTAAATGCTGGCTTCATCAACTTACGACCGTAATAGTCACCGTTCTCCATCAAAAGCGGATACCAGTAGGTATTGTCGATGGGGTATGGATAAGGCCAGAAATCTTGCCGGATACCGTCGTAAACCTTAATCTTCGGCTTCATGCCTGATTTCGGAGGAGCGTAGCCGTCTACTTCCTTCCACTGGACGTAGCACTCCTCCGGAATCAGGTCTTTTACTTTATCCAGCACGACGCGACGACCGTCTACGTCGTTCTCCCATTGCAAGACATTCGGAGAAAACCCCGCCCAGAATGCTTGCGACTTTGCACGCACCAACCGAGTCCAAATCTTACGCATGTTCTCTTCGCAGAAATCACGAATCTTCTTGTCTTCGCATTCGATATGCCACTCCATCTGGTGCAGCATAAACGTCAGCACTGCTAAAGAAGCATTGATCTGATAATGCTCCTTCATCTGACGGAAATCGCCAAGAGTAAGTCGAGAAAGGTCGAATTGAATCGCCCCGCCACCTGGCAAGAGAAGAAGCCGGACCTCTTCGCCCGCCCAAGAACCAAGCTTTTCGCCCATAATGGGCGGCTTGGCTTTCTTATTTACCAGACTTTTCGAAGTGATGACTTTACCATCAGGTCCCAGTAAAGGCATTAACGTCTCTTTCCGTGCTGACGAGTTTCGGCAGAACGAAAGGATGTTACCTCATTTATCCGTCTCTGTCACTCATCAACTGCCGAAAAATAACACAGCATCATCAGTTTTAAATAGCGGATCGATAAGTTATTTGATATAATGCTGGGTGGACAATTGTGTCTTCAGTATGAATGGAGGTGAACATTATGACTGAAAAAACTGTACCCGCTAAAGTAATCAAAGAAGATCATCGGCTAGCAAAAGCTGTCGAATCGTTAGCACAACTTCGCTGGCACTGGACACTCGATGAGTCGAATCCGAAAGGAATGTACGAGTTTCAAGCCTATGCAGAAGCTGTAGGAAGAGCTGAAAACACAATTCGGAAATATGCGAAAGCATGGGATATGTGGCTCAAATCAGAGCACGCCGCGTGCTCTGATTTGTCCGACTTCGACGAATATCTCGAGCGGGCAATGATGAGTCAAGAACAGCAAATCGCTACCGAAGCCGTCGCTAAACAACTGGGTATCGGATTCAGAACTGCCTCAAGGCAACACCGCGACAAAATAAGCCGAGTTCGAGCATCTGCTGAAACTCAAGAAAAGCATGGAACTGATTTCACACAAGCAGCAAAAGATAGTGCAGAAAGAGTTGTATTTATCGACGAGATTCATGAGGCCAAAGAAAATCCCAAGACTCCAAAAGAAATTGCAGAAGCTGTAGTTTCAGCAGCTGAACACGAAGTAATTGAAGCAAGAGTACGTCAAGAGCCAACCTACAATCGAGTCACTGAACTAGAAAGTCTAATCGATGAAGCATCAAAATCACTTGAAAAAGCTTTGAAACTCGCTAGCGAAATCCATTGGCGAGATGATCAGCGAAGATGGTTTATCGAAGACGTTAAAAACCAAATTCAAACTCTTATTGATCTTATTATCCAAGCACTCAAAGACCCTGACGGAATGGAAAAACTAGAGAGGATGCTTAACGATGAAGATTAGTGATGCAGAAAAACTTGAAAATTACCTAAACCGTTGGCCTGATGGCAGTTCTCTCGATATTCTAGAAGCTGAATTTCATTGGACTTATCAACAGTGCCACCAAGTATTCTTTATTCTTCGCAATCACCTACAAATTCCATTAATCTGGTACCGACCTTTTGATTCCTGGGAAAAATGGTACAAAATTGCACAAACTCAAGATGAGCTAGAAAAATTCAAAAGAAAATTCTTAGGTCCTGCCGCAACGCGGCTAAGAACTTGGAATCAAATGGAAACAGGCTTCATAAACCAAGCTGAACCACAAATTAGAGCTTCCATGCGCCCCGGACAACGAGAAAAAGTTCATCTCACAGGTCATCTTTTCGATATCTTAGAAGAAACTAACGTCTCTTCCTCGGAATGAGGCTAGGTGGAACCGGCATCAGCTGATCGTTACCTTTCCCGGGAGTGGTAATCGAAGGGGGCACAGGTGCCTGGAAACCACCTTCACCAATACCAGGAATCTTCACGTTGCCGTACATATAGCCTTCAGTGCCAGTTTGCTGTTCTCGAAGTTCCCTTCTTGCGCGCACTTGATCCAGCGAGACTACCTTGCGTCTGTAAGAACGATCCCCCATAAGCTCAAAGACGCAGGCAGCCATGCAATCGGCCACGTCTTTGCTGCCTCGTTCCGGGTGATCGATCTTCTTGACGTCATCCTCAAGCTCACGAAGTTCCTTCTTGGCGATCTCGACCTGACGAATGTCTCCAGCCCGCATGTAAGTCATGTAAGGTGGAAACTCGATGCGATTCTCGTACAGAGCGTCCCTCAGGTCTTCGTACGGAAGGCGGCTCTTATCAACCGATACCTTCTCCGTCAGATAACGCTTCTTACGAAACTGCTGGCGGGAGTCAGTAGACTCAAAACCGTCCATTGTGATCTTACGAATACGGAACTTTCGACTTTCCCGTAGCTCGTAGATAATTCGCCGGAGGTCTCCGATGAGAATTTCAGTTCCAGCTGCTGCATGGACCCTGTACAGCATGTCAAAGACAATGTAGGGCTTCTTTTCTCCGTCGTCTCCATCAATGACCTCCGAAATATGAGCCATTGCAATTGCTGCAGCATCACCTTCCGCTGAGTATGCAAGGTCAATGTGGCAGACTCGAGGGAGAGGATCCTTAGCGACAAACCACTCTGCAATATTGGGCCTACTGACCTTTTCGTCGACCGGCGACCCAAGATTGTCGTGCCTCTCGTTCCAGCGTTCGACCGCCTCGTCGATCTTATAGGTCAATCCAATGAAAGGATCGCCAGCGTGCGGCGGAATACCCGCCAAGTCTCGGAGTGCTTTCTCTGGATTATTGAGGAAGTTGTGCTTGTAGACAGTTGGAATCTCGATCAGATTGTCATTCTCGTCTGCGATAAGCTTAGCTGCGCCAGACGGTACAATTTCTTTACGCTTGGTGTCGTACCAGAAACTGTCCCGAGAACCGTCTGGCGCAGAGAATTTATGCCAGCCCAGACTATCCCAGATGGTCAATTTGTAAGTATGAGCTTTAGGATTGCCCTGGAATTCCTCGTATTTACGATGCGCGAAGCCAGTTGAAGACTTCATCTGACCAATAATCAAAGCGAAGCCGCGGTCTTGGAATCGAGAGTCGATGCGAGCCAAGATTGTGTTGTAACCGTCTTCGGCGTAGTCCTTGTCTTCGGTCACCTTGTGCGAATCGGCCTCATCAAGGATGCCGCCAAGGATGTTATAACCTTCAAACGTCGTTTCTTTGCTGTTTCCCGGCAAGACCCAGATGTTCTTAGGGAAGCGAAGCTCGTTAGTGAACTTCGGATTGTACGGATAGCGCTCAGTAAACCACTGACAATAGTCGATTCTGGCCTTCAGGTCACCGAAAATGACCTCTTTTGCCTGGTCTGAAGAGGTCGACATTTGCATAAAAGCAATCCTCGAACCCGGAAGTAGCTCGTAAAAGTCCATAGGATCGCGCAAACAAAGTACCCAATGCACCATGTAAGGGATGACAATGGAGCCTAAAGTCGTCTTACCGATGCCGATTGCACCAGTAAAGATCGCTTCTTGGAACAGTGCGATGCGATGAGGGTTAACATCTTCACCAA